TGTTGCCTTTTTTATATAAGGGCATAACTATACATTTATCGAGGTAGTATACTATATGTCAAAGAAGAAAGGTTTGTACGCAAATATCAATGCCCGTAAAAAAGCAGGGACTAGTCGCCCTAAATCTAAATCAACTATTTCTAGTAAAGCCTATGCTAATATGAAAGCAGGCTTTAAAAAGAAAAAAAAGAAAGCATAATGATTAGTTTAATAGGTCCAATCGTAAGTTTAGGTAAAACATGGCTGGAGGGTAAGCAAGAGCTTAGTAAAGCAAAGCAAGAAGCCCAGCTAGTCACCACTAAGGCTCAAGCCGAAATATCACGCAAAGTAGCAGCTGGTGAACTAGAGTGGAATCAAACTATGGCTCAAGCTAGTAATAACTCTTGGAAGGATGAGTGGCTAACAATTCTGGTATCCATTCCCCTAATACTAGCATTTACGGGTCACGCTGACATTGTCACACGTGGCTTTGCTGCCCTTGAGTCCATGCCTGATTTCTATAAAACTGCAGTAGGTGTTGTATTTGCTGCATCCTTTGGTGTACAACAAATGACTAAGATGTTTAAAAAATAACTAATGAGGTAGCTCCTGATGGATAAAGCTATAGTAAAAAAAGGTAGACCTAAAAAAGATTTAATAAAATCTAAAAAGAAAGGTAATAGAGGTGCAGTAGGCAGACCNAAAGGGGATGCAGATGCAATTAGGGAATACAAAGCTAGACTNCTAGCCTCCCCTAAATCTCGTAAAGTTATTGATAGCATAATGAATGCAGCATTGGATGATAACCACAAATCACAATCAGCTGCTTGGAAGTTACTAATAGACCGTATTATGCCTTTATCGTACTTTGATAAAGATAAAAACATGGGTGGTAAAGCGGCAGTAAACATTACCATTACCGGTGTAGGTGGTGAAACAACTATCATTGGTAACGGTGAAGAACCTACAGATATTACAGATATAACGGATGTAGTGGAGGTTACTGACCATGACAGTGACTAAGAAAAAAGTAACAGCTAAAAAGAAAACAATAAAGAAAGCTAAAGTACTACATGGTAAACAAGCCATAGCTGCGATAGAAAAGAAAGAGAAAAGAAAACTAAGTTACAAAGAATGTAGGACAGTTGAGTTAGAAGGTTATGTAGATGGTATCTATACTTGTACTAAAGGTATAAAAACCACAGGAGTAGGGCAAACAGGTAAATGGTTAACTAAAAGTTTTAAAGATTCTTTTCAGTATCACGAAAAGTTAACCAAGAAATTAATACCTAGTTATGATGAACTGCCAGAAAAACTACAAGCTGAGTTAGTACAATCCACTTATCGTGGTGATTTAGGCGGTAGTCCCTAGTGCAGTAGCTTTGTTTAATAAAGGTAAATATATATTATCAGCACGAGAGTTTTTACGTAATGATGAATATGAAGATGAAGATACCCCTAAACAAATAAAGGATAGGATGGTAGCTACAGCTAAAGCAATAGGACTATATGAGGGTGCAGTTTGACTGACCTAAATATAAAATTATTACCTTGGCAACAAAAAGTATGGAATAAAACTATAAGGTTTAAAGTTGTAGCTGCGGGTAGACGTACAGGTAAAACCTTACTAGCTGTTTATTTATTGTTGTATTACGCTTTACAGGCTAAAGCAGGACACGTTTTTTACGTTGCCCCTACACAAGGACAAGCTAGAGATATTATGTGGCAAGTATTACTGGAAAAAGGTAATGCAGTTATTAAAAGTTCACATATAAATAATTTACAAGTAACCTTAATTAATGGTGCTACTATATCATTAAAAGGTGCAGACAGACCAGAAACTATGAGGGGTGTATCCCTTAAGTACTTAGTGATGGATGAGTACGCAGATATGAAGCCAGAGGTATGGGAACAAATATTAAGACCTGCCCTAGCCGACCAAAAAGGAGGAGCTTTATTTATTGGTACTCCTATGGGTCGTAACCATTTTTATGATTTATACAAGTATGCGGAAGATGAAGAAGACGATACATGGAACGCATGGCACTTTACGTCATACGATAACCCGCTACTAGACCCTCTTGAAATAGATGCGGCTAAAAAGAGTATGTCCTCTTTTGCATTTAGACAAGAGTTTATGGCTTCCTTTGAAGCACAAGGTTCTGACTTATTTAAAGAAGAATGGATACAAATGGGTACGGAAGAACCAACAGAAGGTAGTTATTATTTAGCAATAGATATGGCTGGTTTTGAAGATGCTACTGCTAAGAAGAAAAAGAAAAGTAGACTAGACAGTACATCCATTGCCTGTGTTAAAGTAGATGAATCAGGTTGGTGGGTAGATGATATAATACATGGTCGTTGGACTTTTGATGAAACTGCGGAAAGGATATTTGAAGCAGTAGAAAAATATAAACCATTAGGTGTAGGCATTGAAAAGGGGATAAGTAAACAAGCTATTATGTCTCCCCTTACAGATATGATGCGTAAAAGAAATACATTTTTTACTATACAAGAATTAACACATGGTAATAAACGTAAGGTAGATAGAATTGTAGCAGCTTTGCAAGGTAGGTTTGAGCATGGTACTATAACTCTTAACAAAGGTGAGTGGAATATACAATTCTTAGATGAGCTGTTTCAATTCCCTAACCCACAAGTACATGATGATTTGATTGACTCGTTAGCGTATATTGACCAGTTAGCACAAGTTACTTATTATTATGATTTTGAGGAAGACAATTTTGAAGCACTTGACACTATAGCGGGATACTAAAATATGAATAATGAAAATGAAATGTACACTAAAATGAGTTTAAAAGATTGGATTGGTGATAAATGTATGATGTGGAGAGACCACTACCAATCAAACTATCAAGAAACACATGATGAGTATTATCGTATATGGCGTGGTATATGGGATAAATCAGATAGTATGCGTGAATCAGAGCGTTCTAAACTTATTAGCCCCGCCACCCAACAAGCTGTAGAATCAGCAGTAGCCGAAATAGAAGAGGCTACCTTTGGTCGTGGTAAATTTTTTGATATTAAAGATGACTTCCAAGATAACAACCCAGCTGATGTAGCTATTATAAGAAATCAATTAGAAGAAGATATGCACTTTGCAAAAGCTCGTAGTTCTATTGCAGAATGTTTATTAAACTCTGCTATTTTTGGAAATGGTATTGGTGAATTAATATTAGATGAAGTTACAGAATTAAAAACAGCTAGTCAACCACAACCTGAAATGGGTTTAACAGCTGTTGGTGTAGAAAAAAGGGAAAGAGTACTAATTAAAATAGACCCTATTATGCCACAAAACTTTTTAATTGACCCACTAGCTACTAATGTAGATGATGCATTAGGTGTTGCTATAGAAAAAATGGTACCAATGCACAGTGTACAACAAGGCATTGACTCTGGTATATATCGTGATGTAGAAATAGAAAGTATTGCTAGTGATTCTAACTTAGAAGATGCTAGTAAAATTACTATGTTAGACACACAAGATATGGTTAAACTAACTAAGTATTATGGTTTAGTACCTACAGATTTATTAGAAGATGAAGATATGACTGAAGATGATGAATCGAAAGTTGTAGATTTTCCAACAATGATGGATGATGAAGAAGGTGTTAAAACATCTTACACAGAAGCTATTGTAGTTATTGCTAATGACGATACAGTTTTAAAAGTAGAACGTAACCCATACATGAAAAAAGATAGACCTATTATTGCATTTTCTTGGGATACTGTACCTTTTAAATTCTGGGGTCGTGGTATTTGTGAAAAAGCATACAACTCACAAAAAGCATTAGATACAGAAATGAGAGCAAGAATTGATGCCCTCGCCCTAACAGTACATCCTATGATGGGAGTAGATGCATCTCGTATGCCTCGTGGTGCTAAGTTAGAAGTAAGACCCGGAAAAACTATTTTAACTAATGGTAATCCTAGAGAGATTTTAAATCCTATGAGTTTCGGTCAACTAGACCAAGTAACATTTGCTCAAGCACAACAACTACAAACTATGGTACAACAATCTACAGGTGCTATAGATTCAGCTGGTATTCCCGGCTCTATTAACGGAGAAGCAACAGCTGCTGGTATATCTATGGGTCTAGGTGCTATCATCAAAAGACACAAACGTACGTTAATTAATTTCCAAGAAAACTTTTTAATACCATTTGTAGAAAAAGCAGCTTGTAGATATATGCAATTTGAACCTGAGTTATATCCTGCAAAAGATTATAAGTTTGTAGCTTCTAGTTCGTTAGGTATTATTGCTCGTGAGTATGAAGTAACTCAGTTAGTACAATTACTACAAACAATGTCTCCAGATTCTCCAATGTATCCAATGCTAGTTGAGTCTATTGTAGATAATATGGGATTAGCTAATAGAGAAGCTATTATACAACAACTACAAAATGTTAATAAACCTAACCCTGAAGAACAACAAATGCAACAAATGCAACAACAAATGGCTATGGAACAAGCTAAGTCTAGTATTGAAAATCTTAAAGCACAAACAGCAGAGATTATATCAAGAATACAACAAAACAATGTTGAGACACAGTTACTACCTATAGAGGAAGAAACTAAGAGAATAGCAGCATTAGCTAAGTCTGTAGGTTTAGATGAGTTTGAAAGACTTGTTAAATACGCTGAGTTAGAACTAAAAGAAAAAGAACTAGATGTTAAAGAGAAAATATCTGAATCACAAGTAAAAATGGCTTCAGATAATAACTCTTGACAAACTAATATAAATATGATATAATAAGGAAAATGATGTTAGACCCTGAATTAGAAAAATATTACAACAATTATTTAGATTTGTTTATGACCGAAGGTTGGAAGCAGTTTGAAGAAGATACCAACAATGTCATAAAATCTATAAATCTGTTAAGCCTTGAAAATGCTAAAGCATTGCATTTAGCTCAAGGTCAAATGGAAATACTGAATTGGGTTCTTGATTGGAAAAACTCTGTGAAAAATTCATATGAGTCTTTACAAGAAGAAACCATAAGTACAGAAGAGCAGGAGAACTTTCAATGAGCTTAATGTTGTTTGATTTTACCTGCCCTAATGGACACACAACTGAACATTTTACCAAATCTGATGTCAAAGAAGTAAAATGTCCGGATTGTGATTTAATGAGTACTCGGATAATTTCACCTGTTAAGTTTAGGTTAGACCACACTTTCCCCGGATATCACGATAAATGGGCGAGAGAACATGAGAAAGCCGGTGCTAAAAACAATTAATACCCCACAATACTTTTTTAAGTACGGAGAGCATTAAAATGACTAATATAACAAACCCCCTTAATGAACAAGAAGTAACATTAGAAAAAGATGAGGAACTTGTTGACCTTTTAACAGAGATTGATAAAGAACCACAAACAGCTGATAGTAATCAGGAAACTGTTGAAGAAGAAGTCTTAGAAGCAAGTGACGAAGTAACTGAAGATACTGAAGAACCAAAAGAACTTGAAGGTAAGTACGCTGGTAAAAGTATTGATGAAGTTGTACAGATGCATCAAGAAGCTGAAAAACTAGTAGGCAGACAAGGTGCAGAGGTAGGAGAACTTCGTAAAATTGTAGATGAGTTTATTAAGAATAAGGTAAGTGAAACTAAAGAAAACTTAAGCAACACAGACAATGTGGATGAACCAGATTTCTTTGATAATCCAAAAGAGGCAGTAGCTAAAGCAGTATCTGGCTCTGAGGAAATGAAGCAAATAAAAGAACTACTTGCTAAACAAAATGAACAAGAAGTTCTTGGGAAGCTAACAACCAAACACCCTGATTATGTAGAGATTGTAAAAGACCCTGCATTTGGTCAATGGGTTAATGGTTCAAAGGTACGAGTAGAGTTATTACAACGAGCAGATAAATTTGATTTTGATGCAGCTGATGAGTTACTTTCATTTTGGAAGGAACGCAAAGGCATGGTTGATACAGCAAAAGCTGTTAATGACGAAGACCGTAAGCAGCAGCGTAAAGCAGCTTCTACTGGTGGTAAAGGTTCAGGAGAACCTATATCTCGTAAAATCTATAAGCGTTCAGACATAGTCAATTTAATGACTAACGACCCCAAAAAATATATGTCTAATATTAATGAAATACAAAAGGCATATGAAGAAGGGCGAGTTAGATAATAACTTAACTTAATTAAAAAGGTAATTTAAAATGGCACTAGGAACAGCACATGTAACGAATACTACAGCCGCTAAGTTCATCCCTGAAATTTGGTCGGATGAAATTATCGCAGCTTACAAGAGTAATCTTGTATTAGCTACTGCTGTAGGACAAATGTCTCACGTAGGTAAAAAGGGAGATACAATTCATATCCCTAAACCAACTCGTGGGGCTGCTTCTGCTAAAGCGGCTTCAACTCAAGTAACATTGATTGCAGCTACTGAAGGTGAAGTACAAGTTTCAATAGATAAACATTATGAGTATTCTCGTTTAATAGAGGATATTACTGATGTTCAAGCACAACCTTCACTAAGAAGATTTTACACAGAAGATGCGGGTTACGCATTAAGTAAACAAGTTGATTCTGACTTAGGTTTACTAGCTAAAACTTTTGGTGATGACAATGGTTCTGGTTCTGACTTTGTTCACTCAAACAGTTTTTATGTTGATGCTGCTAATGGTATTGCTGCTTATGCAGTTGATACAGTTGCAGTAACAGACGTATTTACTGATTTGGCTTTCAGAGAGTTAGTAAAAGAACTAGATGATAACGACACTCCAATGGATGGTAGATTTTTAGTTATACCTCCATCAGTTCGTAGTCAATTAATGGGCATAGACCGTTACGTATCTTCTGACTTCGTAAGTAGTCAAGGCGTACAAAATGGTTTAATTGGTCAACTATACGGTGTAGATATTTATGTATCTAACAACCTACCTGTAGTTGAAACTGCATCAGCTAACAGTGCATCCGCTGTTGATACTGTTGGAGCAATTATGTCTCAAAGAGATGCTATGGTTTTAGTTGAGCAAATGGGCGTTAGAACTCAAACTCAATATAAACAAGAATGGCTAGGCGACTTAATGACAGCTGATACACTTTACGGTGTTAAAACTGTTAGACCTGAGTCTGGACTAGTAATTTCAGTAGCTAAGTAAGGCAATAGAATCGGGGGGTTACACTCGTAACCTCCCCTTTCGTTATTTATTAATTCTAGTACAGGGGTTCTGAATGGCAATATTTAGAGGTACAGGTGGAGCAGGTAGTGCAAATGATGACGTTACAGTAACCACCGTAACAACAAAGGCTTCAGAAGCCGCAGCATCCGCTTCAGCCGCCAGTAGTTCTGCATCAAGTGCAGCTACATCAGCGACTTCAGCAACTAATTCCGCATCGACTGCTACTACAAAAGCAAGCGAAGCATCCACAAGCAAAGACACCGCCACAACTAAGGCGAGTGAAGCATCCGCATCCGCAACAGCCGCAGCAAATTCCGCTACAGCAGCAGCAGCATCCGCAGCTGACATAGGACAAGACTTAGGTACATCAGATAGTCCTACTTTTGCAGGGTTAACTGTTAATGGAGCTATAGTAGCTACCAGTACAGTAGACGGAAGAGACCTACAAACAGATGGCTCTAAGTTAGATGGTATTGAAGCCAGTGCAACCGCAGACCAAACTAATGCAGAGATAAGGGCAGCAGTAGAAGCAGCTAGTGATAGCAATGTATTTACGGATGCAGACCATACAAAACTTAATGGTATAGAAGCATCTGCAACAGCAGACCAAAGTAATGATGAAATTAAAGCAGCAGTAGAAGCAGCATCAGACAGTAACACTTTTACGGATGCNGACCATAGTAAATTAAATGCAATAGAAGCTTCAGCAGACGTAACGGACACTGCTAATGTAACAGCAGCAGGTGCATTAATGGATTCTGAAGTAACTAACCTAGCAGATGTTAAAGCATTTGATACTACTGATTATGCTACTTCTGCTCAAGGTTCAACTGCTGATGCAGCTCTTCCTAAAGCAGGTGGCACTATGACTGGTGATATTGCTTTAGGTGATAATGACAAAGCAGTATTTGGTGCAAGTAGTGACTTGCAGATTTATCACGATGGTAGTGATAGTTTTATAGCTGACGTTGGTACAGGCGACCTTCATATTAGAGGTAACACTGATTTAAAAATTCAAAACTCTACTGGCTCAACAAACAAGATTGTTGCGACAAGTGCTGGTTCTGTTGAGTTGTATGAAAGTGGTTCAAAGAAGTTTGAAACAACCACTACAGGTGTTGACGTAACAGGTAATGTTGTTGTAAGTGGTACAGTAGATGGTAGAGATGTAGCTACAGATGGTACAAAATTAGATGGCATAGCAGCAAGTGCAAACAATTATGTACACCCTAATCATAGTGGAGAAGTAACATCTACAGCAGATGGTGCTACTGTTATAGCAGACAACATAGTAGACGAAGCTAACTTAAAAGTATCTAATGCTCCTGTTAATGGTTATTCTTTAACAGCTCAGTCTGGAAATACAGGTGGTTTAACTTGGGCGTTACCTCCAGCAGGTGCAACAGGTGGTAGTACAGA